TAAACCGGTGGTAAGTATGTTTTAAATACTTCTGCTAATAATTTAAATTCTTCTTTTAGACCTACGTATAATCTTTTATGAATTGCAGACATAACTCTTGAACCACGTTCTAGTAATGCAACTGTAGTTCCAACTGCAGCTTGCTGATTCATATCGCCAACTTGCATATCAGATATTGCTGCAAATCTTTGACCTGCAGAAACTACAACACCCATTAATTGTAAAAGAGTTTGATCTGGTCCTTTAAAAGGTAAAGTCATAAACTGATCTTTAATATTTCCACCAGGTGCATCTACATCTCTAAACTCACCAGGTTGTAATGGTTGTGCATCATCTCTAACTCTAATACCACGTGATTTAAAACCAGCTGGTAAGTTTGCTAAAGTCCCTGCATCTAACAATTGTCTTAATGCTGCTGTTGCAGTTCTAGTTAAACCACCAATCATATGTATTAGACCAAAACCATAAAAACCAGTTCCTGGTAAAAATTTAAACTGTACAAAATAATTTATTTTATTTTTTTTAGGATCTTCTGCTTTGTAATTTCGTCTTATAGATAAAACTTTACTGTTTGCTTGTGCAACAGTTATAACATATGGAAGTTTAATTCCTGTGGGTTCACCATCTTCGCCCATATCTTCGTAACCTTCTAAATCTAAATTAGTGTGTATTTCATACAAAGTATATTGGTCTTCTTGGCCATCTTTAGCAATTCCTTCTAACTCTAATTTTTTATCTTGTAATTGATTTTCTGTAACAGGTGGTTCCCCTAATTCTATATCTTTATAAAAACCATTTACTTGTTGTTTTCTTAATTCGTTTTCTGAAATTTTAATTACGTGAATAATTGCTTCTGCATCTTCTAATGAGTTCGCAGAATATGGTACAATTAAATCGTCTGCGGGTACAAATTTTGAAACGGCTCTACCTAGTAGATCATCGTAATAGACTTTCTTAAAAGTAGAACCGCTAAGAGGGAGGTAAAATAACATTTGATCAAACTCTGGTTCATACTCTTTCATCTGATCCATAATTTGATAGTTCATAAAATCTTTAACACGTTTAGCTTGCTCTTCTTTGGGTACATTTACATCACCCATAATTTGAGTTCTAACCGGACCATCTGCTGGTAGTAATTCTTTGTAAGCTTGCGCTTGAAATTGTGTAACCGATTCAGCAAGTACAGGGTGATTGACACCTGATGCACCTCTAAAAGGTTCTGTTCGTCTTTCGTATTTAAAACCTAAAAGTTCTAAACCGTTTCTGTAAGTATCTTCCCAATCACCACGTGATTCTTTGTACTCGTTGTATTGGTCAATCATTTTATAACCTAAAGGATCTAAAACACCATCGTCTAAAGTTTCTGCAAGATTTGCAAAATGATCTTGTGTAGGATCTATGTTAACAGCGTTAGGATCAAAAGAAACTTCTGCTCCGCCCATTTCGTCCATCTCTACTTCAACAGGTCCTGTGGGAGTATCAATAACTTCTGCTTTTTTTGTATTTTCAATCTCAACAATCTCTTCTTGAGCTTTGTCATTGTCTACATTTGGTAATGGTTTGTCTATAGTGGCCATTTGGCTATTCTACCTTCTTTTAAATAATGATTCAACACCTGACTCGCTAATATCAGGTATTTTGATTACTGTCAAACTTACATCTCCATCTACAGAACCACCATCAGCTTGTTTGGTTCTATTCATATTCTTAATTATTTCTAAAACTTCATCTGGTCCTTTTCCTTTTTTCATCATTACAAAAACTTCATCTAATGTAGCTAATACATCTGCTTTTCTTTGTGGATCATCATCTATTAAAATGTTGTCTATTAAATCGTCTGTGATTCCTGGATATCGAGCTTTTAACTCTAATCGTTCTATCGATTTGGGTACCATCTTTCTTGTTTCTTCTAACTCCCTTATTTCTTTTAATTCTTCTAACTCTTCTATTTCATCACGAGTTATTAGTTTTGATTCTCCTGAAAGTTCTGCTTCTTCAAGTTTTTTTTCTAAAAATTTTTCTCTGGCTCGACTTTTCTCTCCTGGTTTTGGATCTAATCTACCGGCTTTATAGTCTATAAACATTGCTTGTCGATATTTTTTATCGTCTATTAGTGCTTGATCAAGTTCTTTTACAGTATAACCAGGTAACCCTGCTTCTGGGTCATCTATTTCTGCATATTTAGTTTCAATTTCTAATTCTGTAGCGGGTCTATTTGGATCATCATATTTATAAGTTTGTCCATCAATTACAACTTCGTCTGCTTGGTGAATTGCTCCTTTTCCAAATTTACTTCTAATAGCTTGTAGTGCTGCTTGTAATCCTTTTGGTATACCACCTCTAAACATTCCAACTCTACCACCAGCTGCAAAACCTTTTTTACCTTTTAGAAACTTTTCAAGATTTGTAATACCACCACTAATACCTTCTTGTTCTTCTCTACCCATAGGTCCATAAATTTCTTCTGCTTCATATAATTCTTCTACAGTTCGACCTTTAGTAGTTTCATCCATTGTTTTTGTAATCTGGCCCAGTGCTTTACTGCCTTCATCAGTATCAAAATACACAGAACTACTTCCTGTAGTTTGATCTACGTCAACTATAATGTCTGGTCTATCTGGGTGTTTATAAGTAGAAATTCTATCTTGTTCTTTAACTAAAGTTCCCTCATCCATAACTTTTTTAATTACGTTATTAAAAAAATCTACACCTCGGCCTGCAACTTGTTCAATACCTTGACGAGCACCTTCAGTTTTAAATACGTTTATGTATTTACCAATAGCTGGTGCACTTGCTAAAGCAATTAATCCTTTTATAAAACTTCGTCTATTCATTTTTGTTAAATAAGTTGTATATCATACCTTCTTGGTTTTGATAGTTTTTATAAGCATCATATCCTGCCATTCCTAATCCTAGTGCTAGTCCTGGTAATCCTAAAAATCTAGATGCACCAGCAATCATTCTTGGACTCATACCCATTCTTAAAATTTGTCCTGTAATTCCGGGTCTTGCTTGACCTACGTTGCTTAAGTTAAAATAATTTCTTGCACCTTCAAGCATTGTTCGTTTAGGTGCGTCTCTTACTACTCCAGAAAGTTTTGATAAAGGTTCCATTAATGAAATACCTAGTGCTGGTCCAAATGGATCTGTTAAAACATCTGTCATTGTTTCACCTTCATCTAATCGTTTAGCACCGATTGCTCCTTCATATAAACCTGTTATTAATGGTGTTCCAAAAGTTGTAAGCACAGGTCTTATGGCGCCGCTAATTCCAAGTGTAGATCTAACTCTACCTCTACCTAAATCTCTTGCAGCTTTGTAAGCACCAGGTACTTCTTGTGCAGCAAAACCTAAAGATGTTCCTGCTGTAACTTTTAATGGATTGTCTTTTACGTATTGTAAGATTTGATTTTGATCTGCTTTTTGATCGTTGTCTGTTGTTACAATTTCACCTTTTTCTGGATTAAATCTTAACCCTGATAAAGCAATACCGGCTCCCGCAGCGACTGTACCAATTTTTCCAACTGTGCCTAATTTAGGAAAAATAGTTAACATTCTTTGAGCCATACCTTTTACTTTATTAGAACCAACATTTGATTCTGCAACATCAGTTAATAATTTAGTTGGATTTTTTTCTACGGCTTCATCAAATTGTCCACCACATCCACCAGTATCTCCTCCTCTTTCAAAACTACGACTTCCAAAAATACTACAAACATTGTTAGTGTTGTTTTCAAATTCTTTTCTAATTATTGCTAAATTAGAAGTAAGAGTTTTTCTATACGCCGGGGATAGAACTTGTTCTATGGGTTTACCACCTGCTACATCTAAATTTACTCCGGCTTTTCTTCCATATGATTCTAAATCTAAACCGTAAGTATTTTTCCAATTTTCTAAATCCATTTTTTTATATAATTGAGAAAGTTTTTTTGTATATGTATCTCCTTTATAAGAACCTCCAATACTCTTTCCTAAATCATCTGCATATTCTTTAGAAATATAAATATTTCCAACGTTAGCATTTTTAAAATCATTTACAAAAGTTTCTCTAATATCTCTAAATTCTCTAATAATTCTTTTAGCTTCAGGCACATTATTATTTTTTAAAGCAGCAATAACTTCTTTTTGTCTTTTACCTAATTGTCTTTGAAAAGTATTAAGTTGCTTTTGATTAAATTCTCCTTCAGCTAAATCTACAAATTGAGTATAAGGATAAGCTTTATTTTTAAATTGAGTTTTTGTTCCTAAAACTTCATTTAAGTTAAAACCCGGTATTGCAGTCCCAGGAATTTTATTTCCAAATTTGTCTACTTTAGCAACTTGATATAAAGGAATTCCTTCTTCTCTAATAATATTTTTTAATTGATATTTAAAATTTTCAAATGTTCCTACTTCTCTTCCTAATTTTTCATCTATAATATTATATACTTCACTTTGAGCAGCAGTAGACCAAGCATTCCCAAACATTCCTCCACTAAACATTTTTTTAAATAATAGTGTGCCTGCTCGTGCATTTTTTTCTAAATTTATTCCTTCGGTTCCTAGTTTACCTTTTCCTTGTAATACTCTTGCAATTTGAGAAACTGTTCTTGCCATTGTATTATCACTAGGGGGAGTTAATCCTTGTTTAGTATAAATTTGTTTCATTCTATCCCAAGATGGAAGTTCATCTTCTAAAGAAAAATTTTTTAACAAATTAGCAATAGGTTTATCTTTTAAAATAATTTTAATATTATCTAATGTTTTTGATTGTATTTTATTTCTTACATTTTGAGTTGTAGATATTAATTTTTTTAATTCAGGAGCATTTGGTTTTTTATAATAATTTATTTCATTAAAAGTAACAGGTGATTTTCCTTTTATAGGTTTTAATAATTTTGCAAGTCTAGCTAACTCTGAATTATAACGACTATTTCCTTCAAAAATTTTTTGTCCAAAAGATACTCTATCTTCATTGCCATAAATTAATTCTGATAAATCTTGCTCTGATATATATCCTTTAGGAATAGTTTTAATTCTTTCTGATTCTTTAACTCCAGCTTTAAATTTTTGAAAAGTTTCGGGTCTAAAAGTTCCACCGCCTTGTTCTTTAAGCCAATTACTATCAGAAATATTTTTGTCTTTTAAATATTTAACAAAAGCTTTTCCATCTTGACCTCTAGATTTAGCATAGTCAAAAGGAGTTTCTGTTCTAGTAACTTTAATTCTTTTATATTTTGGTTCTGCCATTACATTACTAACAGCACCTTGTGCTACGTCTAATTCTTTAGCTAAAGATTTTTGATTTACAAAAAGAGGTCCTTTTTGTTTTAAAAGATTATCTAAGTATGTTCTAATTTTTGATGGAGATAACTTTGGTTTAGTTTTTAAAAAATCTAACTGATCTTTTATTGCTTTAGCTTTTGAATCATATGTTTCGTATTTTCTTATTCCATCTACTTGGTAATTTCTATTGTAAGAAACAGTTCCTCCGGTGTAAGTTATTTTGTAAAGACCTTGAATAGGATTTCCTTTTGCGTCTTTGACAAATTCTTTTTTAAGTACAGCCATTATCTCCTCCTAGTAAACATTGAAGCAATGCCGCCTTCTAAATATCCTGTTCTTCCTCTACCAGTTTTATTACCAAAAGCTTCATTAGTTCCTGTATTTTGAGAAGCAAAACCTCCTGAAGTTATACCAGCATCTCTATATACTTGTGGATTGCTTGCCATTGCTCTAGCCGCCGTTGCTGCTTGTTCTGCTTGTGCTTGTGCTGCAACTTTTTTTGCTTTTCTCTTTTGAAAATATTCTGCTAAAGTTCTAGACGATGCAAAAGAACCAGGTGTAGCTCTTTGAAATCTATTTGTGTTAGTTCTTGGATCATAAAAATCATTAATTAAATTAGGATTTAAATTTTTGTAATCAACACCTGGAGTGTATTGTTCATAACTTACTCCATCTCCAAAATTACTTAATAAAGATCCAATTATTGCTGGAAGTCCTAAAACCCTAGCTCCTGCTGATGTTAATAAATTTTTACCTATTTGCATTGGATTAAAATTTTCTTGAAGATTTTGAAAATTAGATCCTATTATGTTTTGAATTCCTGTTGGTTCAACAGGTTGTTGAGAACCCATAAAATTTCTATACTCATCAAAATTTCCGTACTTTGCTTGAAGAGCAGGATTATTAATATATTCTGCTAAAAATTCGTTATCCACTAAACTACTCCACCGTCTACAAATCTCGATTTGGGTTTTCTCATTAAGGATTCTAATTCTCTAAAATAGTTTTTATAAAAATCTACATCGTAGTTAATATCATTAAATTCTAATTCTTGTTTTATAACATCTACAAACTCTTCACCCGAAGTATAAAAATTACTATCTCTTTGACGTCTAGCTATACCCATAATGTCACTAATTTTTTCATCTGACACTCCCATTGCTTCTAAGTCATCAACGATCGCGTTATTAACTTCTATTTTTTTAGCATCTGTTGCACTTATAAAATTATCGTAGCCCATATATTCTTCTTGAAAAAATCTTGGACTGTTATCCATTTTCATTTCATCTAACTCTGATAACAACTCTTGTTTAACTTTAGTATCCGCTCCCATATCCACGGCACGCGCTTTAGTAGTCGCGGCTCGTTTGCCTTCTGCTAAATTTACAACTTCTTTTGGAGCGTCGGGATTTGTTCTAAATGCTGGTTGAGTTTCAAAACTTGTTTTATCTTTTATAACTTCCATTACATCTTCATTCTTAATCCCCGCTTCACGCATCGCTCTCATAAATGCAGCAACTTCCATTCTGTTAGAATTTTTTTGATCAAAGATAGATCCTGGTTCTCCTTTAGGGAATAGCGAACCGAGGCCTTGGTCTGGTTTTTTTGTTTCTAATGACTTTTTTATTTCCATTAATTCACCAAAAGTTTCGTCACCTCTTAATGTTACACCAAGTGCTTCTTCCATTATCTCTTTTGATTTTTTAGCTCCAGGTGATTTTAAAGCTTCAACCATTTCATCTCCTGCACCAGGTCCTTGAGCTTTATCATAAATACCTTTTATGTTTTGACCAAAATCAATTGGTTCAACATTGCTTGGAGCGTTGTCTTGGAATTCTTTTAAAATAATACCACGTTCTTCATCGGTAACTGACTTACCTGTTTGATTAAAATAATCTGTGATTACATCCTGAACTTTTGCAGCTCCTGATTTAATTTGGTCACTAAATTTTAGTAGTGTTTGTAATAGTAATCTGTTCGCCATTAGTAATAC